GTTCTGTTTATAATAAGAACCATTATTGGTGTATCTTGTACGCTAAACGTATCTATTATTGTTTCTGGTACTACGTGCAATGATGGTGCGTCTGACCAAATTGGACGATCACCAGCATTATTAGAATTTGTTTCCGAAGTTTCATCTGTATAGACTTCAGCAAAGTAATCTGTTGCGTATGCACCAAAACTGAGTTGATCAAAATGCTTATCAAAATGAAGTACTACAAGAGGAACACCCTCTGTATAAGCACCGCCATCATTTAGGAAATAATCTGTTGCGTATTCTGAGTCAACGTCTTCCCATTTAATTTGCTCAGTGAATGCAGTTTCAGTTCCAAATTGAATAACATCTGCACCTGCAAATGTATCAGTTAATCCTCTGCCAATTTCAAATGTCGAAATACTATCAGACATCACAGAGTTTTCTGTAGGAAGTACTGCCTCTACATCGAATATTAAAGAACCATGGAAAGGATTAAATACGTCTGTTCTGATAGTCTCTACATCTTTAGCCAGTGTTTCAATAAAATCAGTTGTATCGACTTTATGAAGTCCTGGTTCCATTGAGTAATATGGTTCTGAAGTTGTTGGTACATCAGTAACAAGTGGCAAGTGCATATCTTTAGTTAGTACATCTTGTACAGAGATAACATCTATATCTGGCATAACTACGTAGAAGAATAGGTCAGTATCTACCGTTGTTGTGCCTGAGAAATCTATTGTATTTGTAATCTGTAAATCAGAGAATGCTACCATACCAGCTGGGTGAGCCGCACGTTTTACGTACTCGCCCCATTCAGATTTAGGTCTTTCTGATCTAACTTGATATGAGAATGCTTGGTATAATCTATTATCTTGTGCTTTGTTTGCGTCTGATAAGAAACCAGATGTACCAGCAAACATTCCTGGATAGACTGCGTTATAGCCAGTAGTACAAGTGAGAGTTGCAGTATAACCTAATGGCGATACTATGTTTACATCGAAATGCGCTCCTGTGAATCCAGCACCAATTGCGATTACATCTAATGCAGTTGGGAATCCAGTAGAAGATATCTGTGATACTTTAACGAATGAGTTGTTTGCAATACCAGTTAGGGTATAATCTCCCGCAAAGTAATCAATTGCATATGGAGACAAGGAAGCGTTTTCGTCAATCTTATAAGATTGTCCTACCGCAAATCCACCAATTGCTTCTCCGCTAGTTGATTTGACTACAGCACCTGATAGAATTCTACCAGGTATTGCTTTCTTATTTACATTAAGTGTTCTATCATCAGTTGATAAACTTATATAAGATTGCTGAAAATAGTTTGATTCTCTTAAAGTAGGAACATGATTGTATCCAACTCCTTGTACACCATCAGTGAATATGATAGAAGTTACTGATCCATTAGTAACTCGCATCAAAGGGGTAGCTTCAGTCGTAATTGTATCTGCGGTATTAGGTGTTACTTTTAATGGTATGTTTGAAGAGTACTGATTTCCTGCACTATCAATAGTGACAGAGTGTATCTTACCTTCTGTTATCGTTGCAACTTTAAAAGTTAATGCGGCAGCCCCAGAGCCATTACCAAGTCGTACATTGGGAACAGTAATAGTTTCATCAGGAGCATAGTCTAGCCCAACTCCCGTAGTAGTTATTTCTGCGCTACCACTTCCATCTACTACAATACTAAATGTTGCACCCGTTCCATTTCCAGATGTTGTGTAATCAGATGCGCCAATAGTATATGTACCAGAAGTTCTGTTTGAATCTGCGGCGCTTACAGTTCCAGTTGATGCTATCTTACCACGAATAACAGCGGTAAATGTTGCTCCTGAACCTACACCAGGAATTACATAATCTACTGGTAAATCTAATGTTAATTCATACGCTTGTGGTACAGTGAAAGAAATTTTCTTTACCTGACTAACATTTGCTTTTCTTTCTTTTCTATTTGTTACTGACCCAATAGATTCAAAATGACTGATAACAATTTCTTTGCCTTCAAATTCTGCTGGATCGAATATAGTCGCGCCAGGATCTAAAAAAGGTAAGAAGATGTTCTCATAGACTTTAACAACATACTCTCTTGTCCAAGTGTTATCAGATGGTCTTAGAACATGAGTGTTGGGAACGAAAACTTCGATGTTCTCGTTGTACATAATCTTAAATAGATTTTCTACGGCTTTCGCTGTGCCTTTTGATGTATAGAAATCTCGTATATTTTTAACTAGAAGTCTTTTATCTCCTGCCATTGAGATGGGGAAATCTTTTCCATAGTCTTCAAAGAACTGCTCTAAGAAGTCTGTACTGGTTTCTTCATTTGCATCATTGAAGTCAACATCTAATCTATCTTGTATAGTATTAAGAACATTATTTGGATTCATGCCATAAGTGGCATCATTATCATCCATGTACTCATAATATTTCTTAATGAAAGATGCGAATAATGGATACTCATCTCTTACAAATTCTGGTATTTGATTTTCGATTACAGGTGAAAGTTTTTCCACATAGTAATCATCTGGCTTTCCTACTTGATCTAATTCTACTGTGAATGTTGCACCGCTACCACCGTTAATTTTGGTTACAGTGAAGTTAATGGGATCCTCATCACCAGTACCACCAATAGCAATTGCATCTATAGTAAGCTCTTCGCCTATTTTGTAATCTTCACCACCAGTTGGAAGAATCTTGACAATCTTACCAGATTCTATTATTATATCAACTTTAACACCAGTACCAATTCCGTCAACCGATGTAGTAGGAATATTAGTATACGTTCCGTCATCTCTCAGTGTATCGGTAGTAGAAATATCTGTAACTAAATTTGGCGTACCTAAAATATCTACTGTAGGTTCAGTAATATATCCATCACCAATATTTGTCATGGTGATTGCTGTGATAACACCAGAAGAACTTAATGTTATAGTACCAGTTGCTTGTACAGGAGTATCGCCAGGTATAGTACTTGTCGGCGCACTAATTAATACTTTTAAGTCTGCGGTAAGTGTGGTTGTAGATTGACCATAATAAAGAACATAGTTGTCTCCAAAATAGTCGATAGCATATTGTTGGTCACCAGAAGTGAGGACATTTTTATTGCCCGCCTGATAACCAGTACCGCCACTAGTAACGGTAATAGCTTTTATATATTTTTTAAATCTTGGAGACGTACTCATTAATCAGCTACTCTTGGTACCATAGTCACACTGACTCCGGCTCTGATATTATTTATCGTATCGGATGCACTTGAATCCAGTGTTAAAATTACATTTCTAGCAGGTAAAGGAGTAATCGCAAACTTTTGTTCTTCAGATGTTCTAATCAAAACGTCAGTAGATATGTTTTTTGACCCTTCGTGAGGAGTTGCGCTTACTCTGATATCTGTTACTGTACCAGAAACTGAAGCGACTGACATTGCTGGTATATCAAGAGCACCAGTATCATAGTCGATTGTTCCTAGTGATTCTAATAAAACAGTTGATGATTGTACATCAGTAAGTTTAAGTATACCTTTACCAGAGTACACTGGTGCTATCACATCTGCGTCTGGAGTATCAGTTATACTAACTTTTGAATATGTTATGCCATTAATAACAACATTAAAATAGTTTGTTCTAATTGAGTTTGGAAGAATCTTATTGTTGAACTTAGGTTCATATCTAGTTGCAACATTCAATGCAGGAACTAATCGTTTTTGAAGGCGCAACTCAATATTGTTTCCTATAATAGCTTTAGAAACATTATTAATTCTATTTGTAATAAAAGAATAGTAAAAGTTTTTCTTCAATGCATTCAATGTACCGTTAAAGTAAGTTTCTACTTCCGCTGTAATCAGTGCTTGTAATGCAGATGGAGTTTGTGTTGTTAATTTTGGATCATACGTTGCCGAAATGTTTAATCCAACATGAGTAAATTCTGGATCAACAAACTGAGTTGACATTGTAATAGGTTGTTTTAGCGAAATAACGTCATTTAATAATGTCGCTTTTTCTGATTGTGTTATAGTAAATCCACTTTCAGGTTGTAAAGATACGAATACTCTTCCGTAGATTGGAGGATCGTTATCTTCACCACCCCAAGCAGTAACGGATTTAATATTTGGATTAGCCGCTTTAATAACTGTTTCGTAATCTGTCTTTGTTACGATTCTGTTTTTAACAGCATTAAATCTTGGAGCAGTAAATCGAATGCTCTCAACATCTTCTCTAACAGCACCACCACCAGCATTAGATGAAACCGTACCAGTTACAGTCTCAGCCGCGCCCGTAAAGTTTACTGAATTTTTAAACGCTCTAGCACCATTTGGAGCGGTACCAGCACAAACAACATACTCTACTTGAACAATATTTCCTACGTCTAACTTCTTACCTAAAACTCCATCACCGAAATAAATCTCGTATTTTCCAGAAGTAGATTCTTCGATATAGAATACTTTTGATGTACTCGTTACGTCTAGAATGTTATCAGAAAAAGAGTATGCAGTTGTAACACTGCTATTTGTATTCTCTTTGACTGTAACTTTAATAGTGGTAGTATCTACGTTATCGTTTGGTAACAACACAGGACCTTGTCTGTTGTTGGTAGATATCACTTCAGATGTTGATGTTAGTCTACCTTCAACTATTTCAAGCCCTGTTGCAATAAACTGCCCTACACCAGCGGCATTAAAAGTTTTAGTAATTGTAGTATCAGATGCAGGCAAGAAAGAATAAGATTTGCCATTTACAGAAGCGGTAAATGTCGCTAATCTTGAAATGAATAGAGTAGATGAAGAATAAGATGAATCGGGAGTAATAGTAAGATCGATGGTTGCTCTTGCAGACCTTGCTGATCTAGGAGTGTATCCCATAGTCTTTGCAATTGAAACAACGGAATTTCTTTTAACAGCGGAATCAATGAATGATTCATTAGCAACCAAATGTGCCATTACCGCATTGTAATGTGTATTGTATGCAAGAAGATCAACTAACACGGACAAGCCAGATGCATCGAAATTATAATCAGAAAATTCATCCTGAGCCTGTAAGTGTGACTTTAGATTTGCTTTAACTTCTTCAAAGTCTAAATTTGTGACGTTTTTGATTGCCATGTTTTTTCTCTTCTCTCGTTATCTTTATTTATGCGCCAATTATGACAGTAGGGTAAGGAGTTGTAGTGACAATTCCCCCACATGAAGCCACTGAACCTACCATAGCCACGGCTCTCCCATTTATTTTTACCGTACTAGATCCTGTACTTACTGTAAGTGGTGCCACGTGCGGAGTTGAGGAAGTTCCGCTGTGTGGTGCCACGACATCCCCAACACATACTATATAAGTTGCTCCAGCTTTGACAGTCACGTTGGCTAGTGTGACATTGCCAACTCCAAATGGAGTCGCATGGGCAGTGTCTGCGCCAGCGGTTGCAGGTCCAACTAGTACACTAGGCATTATCGTAACCTCGATAGAACTAAATTCATTTCTTGTAAGTCTGTAATACCTAAAATATAATAGTACACATAGACTTCATATTCATTCGAATCAAACTTTGCTATTACATGAACTCGGTCAACATTGACTCTGGGTTCGTGGTTTACAATAGCCTGTTTGACTAATTTTTCTAATGCGTTGCCAGTAGTATCATCTATTGGCTCAAACATCAACTGGCGTATCTGAGATCCCCATGCAGGATCAAATGGTCTTTCATTGAGGTTTGTATAGATGATATTCTTCATTGCCTGTCTGACGGCATGGGCATCATATTTTTTGCCAATGTCGTTGGAAATAAAGTTCTTTGTGAACTTCATATCTATGTCTTTATATAGCCTTACAGGTTCTTTTCTCATAGTTCTATTTATAACTCCTTGTTACCATCCATAGCGGTTTTCACCCTCATTAGAGATATTTCCTGTACCTTCGTCAACATATGTTGCTCGGATACCTTTCAAACTCTCCGTGACTTGCTTAACTGCTAGTTTTCTGCCTTCTTTTGTAAACAATGACTTCGCTTCAATGTTTGGTCTAGACCTAAGTTCTATCTCTGAATTGCCTCTACCACGTAATTCACTTTTAGTCTCACCAGTTTCTGGATCGGTAACTTCTACATATGTAGGCACTAGATCACATAGTCTGTTTAAATCTCCCTGTATGTCTCTCAAGAGATTGGTTATATTTTGTGGATCTTTTAATAAGTCCAGATCAGCATCTTCATATTTTTCTTTAAGTCTTTCTACTTCAGTTGCAAATGCAAGTGCATCCTGAGCAAGACCAACAATATTTTTTATTTCTTCTGGTAATGCGTTCTTTATATCTGCTAAACTTGTGATTTGTGGGAACTGCGTATGCAAAGCCAACTGCACTTCTGCATAAGTTGCAGCCAACTCGGCATTAATCATTCCAGGAAAAGCATTAATCTTATTCTGAACAGCTTGAAGTTTGTCCTGAATAACGGAGAAGCCTTCGTCTAGCTTGTCAGCTAATTCTCCTAATGCTCCTATTTGACAATCTGCCATTTCTTTATTCCCTAGTTAAGACTAATTGTTGCCGCGGTAAGAACCAGTGCCCCGGTACCAGCGGCGATGGAAATACCGGCTGTAGTGCCAACTATTGAGGTGCCAAGTATTGAGGTGGTAAAGTTTGGAGAGTTCACAAGTAATGACAATGTAGCATTAATCGTATATGATCCAACTGCGACTGTATCAACTACATTACCAACTGCCACAGTCCTCTTCACATTACCAAGCATAATTTTCTCATCGTATGACGTTCCATCAGCGGCAATGACAGAATTCATAATACGTTTACCTACTATCTGTCCTGGTGCTGGTGGAACAACAGGCACTATACCAATCGCTTCTAAGTGACCCATAGTTCCCATTGTATTAATATAGGCAGACTGTAGTGATACTGTTGGGAATGTACCGTTCAAGTTTGGTGTTAGTTGTGTTCCAAGAGTTACATCACCTGTAGTAAATACTATGAAGTCTCCATAAGTGATTACGGGTTTTATTCCCTCTTCAGTAACTTCGACACCAAATGATGGTACTGTCGTTAGTTTATAGTCTCCGCTAACTACGGTATTAATACCTTGTCCATATGTTATAGTAGTTTCTTTGCCAATTGCTTCGATGAATTTTCCACCAACCCGCGTAGAGTATTGTCCTTGTCCTTTATCACATTGTACAGTTTCCCATTTATTTTTTACAGTAAGAACAGAGTAATCAGACAAATTCTCTTCAACTCTATTGCCTTGAACTTTAGTAACTTTATTACCACGTACAGATTCAAAAGAATGCCCTTGTATATCTTCGTATTTGTTTCCTAATACATTTAGATTATAATCACCCTCTACTGTAATATTAAAGTCTCCCTTAACAAGTAGATGCTTATTACTAACAATGATTTCATAATCTTCAGATATAATCTTTACGGCTCTTGTGCCATCTGGTTGTATCTCTTCATATGTACCAGAGTTGTGCATCTGGTGAATTCTTCCTGCACCAGGAGTATCATCAACTTCAAATATGTGTCCACTTTCTGTCTCAGTAACTTTGTTATGTGGATATTTTGAAACTGATTTTAATGCTCCTTGTGGGTGTGGCTCATCCCAAGTCTCGGCAGGACCATATTTTGGTGCTGGAGTTGCATCAGTATCAGGATGTGTAATAGATGTTTCGTGTAGATCATATATTGTCATATCTGGCGCAAATGCTTTACCAATTCCCGTAATTCTAGTATCTCTCTTTACCTGAAGTGAGAAATGTTGTTCAGATGATTCTGCTCCTCTAGCAAGTCTAGAAGAGTCTGGTTCTTTTAATATGTTTTTACCAACATCGATCTTTTGACCAAAGGTCTCACTTCCTATCTCAGTATCAATCTCTTTTTGTCTAGGATAAGTGCCAGAAGGATCATAAAATCCAGACTTACTTCTATCAAAGCCTACAACTTCACCTTCCGAGTCTTCTGGTAAGAAAGACATACATCCCCAACTGCCCATAAGAATTGGAATCTGTCCATCTGGTCCATCAGCAAAGAATCCTATTACTGCGCTTCCTTCTACTAGACCATTAGCACTTGTTCCTACTCCAGATATAGCCGCAGATGTAACTGGTTGCATAGGAATAGCCCACGGCAAATCTTCAGTTGGCATATTAGTTTTATCATTTGTATGATAGCCAAAAATTCGAACTTTGTATCTTCCAAGTTTATCGGGATCGTATCTATCTTCAACGATTCCTTGCCACCATGTAAACTGAGGATATAATTGATTATTCATTTGAATCCCCATATGAATCTCTGACAATATTTAAAGTCATTTTATGTTCTGAAGGTGTAATGCTGTGTGTAACCGAAGTTACTGCCCAAATGCCAGATATTTTAGGATCAAATATTTCATCTCTACTCATACCTTTACTCTTCTCACCTATGCTTGGAAAATTAAATCGAATTAAACTACCGACTTCCATATCAGTTTTGCCTGGCACTGTAATACGCATACTAATTCTATTCATCTCTGCTCTAGCAGTATTTCTATATGTCAAGTTTTCGAAATGTGTTGGATTGTATCCAAAAGTAGAATCATCATATAAATTTGTTGCTCCAATTTTAACATTAGTCACAGCCGCTGGACTAAAAATAGGATTTGCATCTATAGGACTTTCATCTGCAAGATGGATAAAATCATCATATGCTTTAGGAATTTTGTTTCTAGCTTCTGAGTTAGAAGTGTAGTCGAATACCATATGATAGTTTTGTCTAGTTATCATATCGATACCTACAGTGGTACTACCATAGTATCCAGATTGCTGATTACTCAACTCATTGAAATAAGACTTCATGTCACAGTCAAGTACTGTGCAATATTGAGATGATACGAAAGGACTTGAGTAGCTGTAATCACCCAATGACTTTCTTTCTTCGCCATCTAGATGTTGCTCGTATCCTGCTGGTAACAAGTTGTACTCATCATATAGAATTTTTTTCTTCTTCTGTGCTACAATAAGTTCGGTTAAAGAACCTACTTTAAATCCAGTTCTAGTCTCAAAAAACATACTATTTGGCATAACAAGTTTGCCATCAAGATCAGCTGGATCTGTATTTTTTGCAATGAATTGCATACATTGAAATGCACTCCAATTAGTTGCAGTAAACGAAAAATTATTAGACTTATGTGGAGTTCCTAATATAGTTAATGGAGTCTGACCTGAAAATGTACCATCTTTGGCTCTGACTCTAGGCTCTTGAATAGTATCACCATAAATTTGGGCTGCCAATTCTTCAGTAGAACCCTTAAATCTTTGTGATATCTTGGTTGATAAATCTTTCATTCCTTCTATTGAAATGAGATTGAGTATATAGTATTGCTTTCTATCATCTTTAACAATTCTATCTGACACAGAAAAAATTGAAAATGTTTTTTGGTAAGATTCTCTGTCTTGTAAGAATGGTGATTTGAGCTTCATTGTAGCTGTAGTGCTACCAGATATGTCAAGTCTTCCTAAAATATTAGCACCATCCGATACCATCATCTCAACAAACAAACAATTTTGATTGATGTTCTCATAGATTTTTATCTCTTGGACATATTCACGTAAGTCAACAATAACCTTACCAGCCAAGTTAAGATATAAATCTTCAATTTCAGTAGCAAACGCACTATCTGGAATACTATCAGCCATTTAATTACTTCTTTATAAGTTGTTTGAATTGACCAACAAACTGTTGTACATATTCTGGTTTCAATAATTGTATTTCTGCTTTGTCTTCGTTCAATTTTACCTCGTAATCATAATTACTTACAGATGTTATAGTACCATTATTGAATGCTGTTTGATCATAGTCAGTTTGTACATTCTTGTCAGCCGCAAAAACATAGTGATGAATACCATACAATTGTTCAGCACCATACTTATCTTTGCACATAGATTCTAAGTCTTGACTGCTTTTGGGCCAGTCAGTGTTGAGACTTATTATGTTATTAGCAAGCAGTACTATCCAATGATAGTGTGGATTATTATATAATTTATTAGCAATATGTTCTGGTCTCTCGCCATCATTGACTGTGTAAGTATCAATATATGCTTGGTTTTCAAAGAATTTGTTTTTAGCTACTCTGCGAAATATGTCTGGGTAATTAATCAACTGCCCATCAATCTGCATAGCTACTATTGGAAATTGTCTAAAGAACATTATGTTGTGACTCCTTTAATATTCCCTTCATCTTGTTTTTGTTGATCTTCTTTAGCATCTTCTGCTGTTTGGTTATCACCCTGATCAACTGGCTCTGTTGGAGTAGGAGATATATTATCGGGCAATGGATCCCAATCATTAAAATGTTCTCTTGTAATAAGTGCAAGTTCTCTGAATTGCATTTCTATGTTTATCTCTGTTGGTGCACCACCAGTGTTTTGGAAAGTAGTTAAAGCACCACCCGCTCCGTAATCAACTTTCATATTTACTAATGCACAATCAGCTATCTTAGTTAGCCACTTATTTCTGATGCCTCTATACTGATACTCAATTTCAAAAGTAGAAGGATACATAATAAAGAAATCATCAGTTCTTTCTGGATGCATATGATCTCTAAATGTCTTGATTATTTCATATGTCGATGCAAGTTCTGCTTGATTTTTAGGTATAAATTTGAATGTGTATGCAAATGATCTAAAGTTCATTCCTTTAAACAATTGCTGTTTATATGGATTTGGTATCTTGCCTGTTTGCAGTTCTATTGCATCTTGTAATTTAAAATCAAATCCTGCGGCTTGTGTGATATTACTCATACCAGTAAGTAATCTGATTCCACGTTCTCTAGCTTCTGGGTTACTACCGTTTGCCATACCTTTAAGCGTGTCTAATACATTTCCTTGTTTCGCTAAAGCACCTGCTAATCCAAACTCAACATCTGTCCAACCAGCACCATATTCTTCTTGTGGTGATTGTGGAGTATATAACTTGATTATTTTTTCAGTTCTTATTATTGGATTAATCGAGCCTGCATAATCACTAACTTTTTTTGATAACTCTTGAACTTTACTTTCCGTAGTGTCGATAACGGCTTGAACTCCATCACCACTACCAAATAATTTGTCAACCATGCCGGCTATTGCGGCACCTGCGCCAACAGCCACGGTTGTTCCGGGATTAGATCCTGCTGCCGCAATAGCCGCTGCCCCTGCGACTACAATGGCTTGGTTTTGAATCATATTTGATTCTATTGGAAGATTGTCTGATCCGTTTGAAACTTCTATTGCCTGTCCACCCGCTGTACTACCAGACCGGCTAGGAGATTTCTCTCTATCAAGAATTTGGAATATAACCGAATGTACATACATTGGGTCTTCTGTGTTTTGTGGATTATCTACTTCATGCGGATATGAAAGTACTAACTTCCCAGTTCCTTTTGAAGCCATTTTATCTGATACAGTTGTCATTAAATCATTTCCCTAGAATCTGTGTACACTTGTGCTTTCGATGCACCCTTGAAGTTTTCTACTGGTAAGAATATTGCGGCTTTCCAGTCTTGTGGATTAATCTTCAAAAATCTAGATTGCATTTGTACCGTTAAATATCGTTTGACACAAGGTTTAACTTCAGCGAATCTAGATGCATTCTTTAACATATCCCAATTGTATGCCATTTTAGTGTCCGATGATAGGGCAGAGTTATCAGCCGTTTCCAATAACTTTCCTAACAATTGCGCTCTAAGACCATGGGGCAAATAATGTAAATTCATTCCGTAAAATCCACCCGGTGCTGGTTCTATAGGAAGACACAATGGGAAACCATCGTAGTATGGTAATGTATCTTTATGTTTAGCATCATACTTAAACAAATACATACTTCCCATATCTAGCTTCTGTGTGAGTTCTCCTATTTCAGAGTTCAATACTTTACTAGGCGAACTAATTCTTTTGGCTACTTCGCGTACCTGTCTCATGTACCAGTCAAAACTTTTTTGCTGGTCGTTGGAATTTGCTCGTATCTTTTCAAATGGATTAGGCATATATAGTATTTATACTCATTAAAAGTTATTATCGATCCAATCTAAAATTACTTTATCTTCAGCATACTGGTGCAATAAAGATCGATTGTGATGAAATCTATCGGGTAAAGTTGATTGTATCGTCAACATATTGTTTAATTGGTTTAGTGGTATTGAAGATAGTCGTTTCAATTCGGCAAATATCATATCACATCGTTTGAAAATATTATCTTCGTTATCGTAATCATGGTTAACAATCTCATCAAACATATCATATCCCATGCTTCTTAGGTGTTGTACTATTCCTGGAGCTCCTAATATAATGGGTATTTGGTGCATATAGAATGCCTTAGTTGTTTTCTCTGTTATAAAGAGTCTATCTGTATCTGTAAATACTCCATCATAGTATCGTGATGTATTCATACCGATAGAAGATTCCAGTACTACATTGAACATAGCAGTAGAGAACTCCTCAAAGTAACCGTGCTGATCGGCATTTTGATGTCCAAGCGTTACAGGAAATCTACTCATCTCTTCATCTGATAATGATATACACTGGAGTTTCATGGGCTCTGTGTCTCCCCACCCACATGATACTATACCCTTATTGTATAATTCTGTATCGTTTAATATCTTATTTGTGAAGTATATTCTTTCTTCCCTAACCATTCTTGCTAAACTAATAAAAACTTTTGTTCTTTCTCGTTCAGGTACTAATTGTTTATTCCCGTATCTATTAGATAGTTCCAACTTGTTTCTATAAGGACTAGTTTGTAATGTTCTATCTGGAAAATGATGAATATTTTCGTGTCTTGGCTTTCCCAGTAAAATAGGAGGCAATTCTCCTCCATCTATAAGCAAAATACGTTTGTATCCCACATCAAGCAAAAGATTAAACACAACATTCCAATGTATAGAATGTAATGCTTCGTATAAAAAAGTGACGATTATGTTTTCTGTTAAGGGTAACACCTCAATAGCTTTTCTAACATGATCACTCAAATCCCGTTCGAAAATTTTCTCACAACCTAGTACGCACGTATTTGGAATATCTTTGAACTTATCATGCCAGATATCAGTATTATACATTTTTTCAGAATAAGTCAATATTTTATTCCTAGTTCTTTTTCAGTTATAATCTTAAATTCCCATTTTCTATCTGCACAAAACTCTCTAGCAGATTTCCATTTCGCTTGATTTACAGCATACTGTGCTACTTCATTAAGAAACCTTTTTGTTTTTCTTTTTGGTATAGAGGGTTCTCTAGTAAATCTTTCTGGCTTAACTTCTATCAAGTATGTTTGCTCTCGTATTCTTACCAAGAAGTCAATGTAATACCTATGTACTCTACTGTCTAATGGAGAGACATATGGTATAACAACTTCTTCAGATGACCATTCTCTAACATCATCATTCATATCACACCAGTTCATAAATTTTACTTCATATCCAGAGCGATAAATAACATTACCAACATCTCCCTTATATTTATTGGGGAATTTTGGAATAAATTTACCTTGGTGCAATTGTTTATTATAAGTCATATAAATAGTTCTCGTAAACACTGATCTTTAAGGATATTTATCACACATGACAGACACAACTCCAGAAAAAACCACAGATACTAGCGATGTAGACACAGCAAGTACTAAGAAGCGGAAAGATAAACCCGTATTTGACCTACGTGATATGGTCACAAAGGTTAGACGCAATGATCTAGCCAGGGCAAATAGGTTTGCTGTATACATTCAAGCACCAACAGGACTTGATGGAAGTAGAGATGTTTCCCTTTTATGTGAAGAAGCCGCTATTCCAGGACTACAACTAGTCTACAATCCAGTAAAGATTGGATCTTGGACAGAGAATAGAGTTTCTAACATAGAGTTCTATGGTGATACAGCATCGTTTACTTTCTTTTGTGATACTGATTGGGAAGTCAGAGAGTATTTTGAGAAGTGGATGATGAATAGTGTAAACCCTTATTCTAAAGAAGTCGCATTCTACAGTGATATGATAGGTGAAGTAACTGTCTATGCACTTGATAGAATTAATGGAATTGTTGGAGAGTGGTGCTTGAAAGAAGCCTTTCCAAGAGTCATCTCACTAACGCCAATATCTCATAGTGGTGGTGAAGGTGCGGCTCGTTGTACAGTAACATTCTCGTACAAGAGATGGGTTCCATACGAAAAAGGAGATAGAAGAAGTATTCTCGGACAGATACTTAACTTACGATTTGGCAGTCTTGAGAATCAAATTAAGAATAGCTTATCAAATGCATTTGATGACATTATCGATATTTAATAATTATTAGGAGTTATAATGAGCATACCCCAAAGTGACCAGCGACTCTTTGACATACACATACTGTCAAGGAGAAAGAAGTTCAAATTTAGACCCTTTCTAGTAAAGGAAGAAAAAATACTAGTACTAGCAACACAATCAGATGATCAACTTGACCTCGTGAAAGCGATACAACAAGTTATTACAAATTGTTCTTTTGGAGAAGTACAAGGTGATGATATACCAATCTTTGATCTTCAAAAGATTTTTATGCAACTTAGATCGGCATCAATCTCGCCCAAATTTGCAGTAAACTTTGTATGTGGACATTGTGACGAATCTATACCTGAAGAGATAGACATGAATGACTTCGACATAACAGAGAATGAAAATCATATTAATCCTATCAAAGTGAATGATGATACCGCAATACTAATGGGATATCCAACAGCGGAAGATTTAATGGATATAGGTGCCGCAAAAGAAGAATTAGATATCTATGATGCCGCGGCTAATTGTATTGAAGAGATTCATACTAAAGATGACGTTGTATTAGGTTCTGATTTAACAAAAGAAGAAAAGATAGAGTTCATTGAAGGACTATCGTTGGGTGAGTTTGGCGCATTCAAAGATTTTTTTGGAACAATGCCAGTACTTGAAAAAGAAATCACATTTACGTGTAAGAACACTGACTGTGGTAAAACCAGTACTTTTTGGATGAATGGCTATCTGGATTTTTTCGTCTAGCCCTTTCACATGAAACTATGGAGAATTTCTTCAAAACTAACTTTCTATTAATGCAAGAGCATAAATACAGTTTAACAGAGATCGAAAGTTGGGTACCATGGGAAAGGGAAGTATACGTAAGTATGCTAGTCGATCATCTGAAAAAGAAAGCAGATAAACAAAGGAACAAATAAATGTTACCATTTTTAGCAGGAGCCGGTAGAATCGTTTCACCCATGGCTTCAAGAGCATTGCCAATTCTTAAAGGAACAGCAAAAACTGTGGGAGTGGGTGCAGGAGTTGGCATGGGTGCCCGAATGCTTTCTGGAGGACGTGGTAATAGTGACAATATAATTCCTTTTAATTCTATGGCTAGGGCTAATCTAGCTAGTACTAATCCAGGAAAAAATATAGGTGGACTAAATGCACAAGTGTCTGCACCAACTGCTAATAACAATGGTAGAAGTACTACGGTAAATGCAAACGCCTTAGGTTCTGCTACAGAAAATCTTCAAGAAATTGAAAATGTTTTAATCGATATCAAAAGCGAACTTAAAGAAATAAATAAAAATACAGAAGAAAAAGAAGTATTTGAGACAAACGAAAAATCAGAGGAACAGATTAAATCTGGTTTCTCAATGCCTAATGTTAAAGGATTAGGTGGTACCCT